TCACCCGGTCGCTTTTTCGTTGTGTGCCGGATTTTGTGCGGAGCGTGCAATTCTCTCCGCGTGCTCCACCAAATGCTCGGCACCGAAATGGGCATACTTCCGCACCATATCTACGTCCGACCATCCCCCCATTTCCATCAGCGCATGCAGCGATGTTCCCGACTGGATGTGCCGACTGGCCCAGGTATGCCGCAGGCAGTGGAACGTGAAATTCTCCACCCCAGCGCGCGCAACCGCCTCCCTCCATGCTCTGCCGTTCACGCGCAACAACGGTTCGCCGCGGTAGCTGAACACATGGGTCAAGTGCTGGCCCATCTGCTCGCGGAGAATCGTCGCCGCATCGCTGTTTAGCGGAACAGGGATGGCCTTTCTGGCCTTTGCCTGGTCTGGATGAATCCACGCCACGCGCCGTGCCATATCGATTTGCGACCATTCCAGACTGAGGATATTGGACATCCGCAACCCGGTGCATAGTGCAAACCTAACGATGGGCTTCACATGTTGCGGCACTTCCTGAATCAGCCTTGTCTCTTCGGTCTCAGTCAGAAAACGCACCCGGCGAGCCGGTTCGGCCATCGTTTTGACTACCGGCACGCGATCAATCCATTCCCACTCGTGAGCGGCCCGCAACACTGACCGCACAACGTTCAGCACGTCATTGACGGTGCGCGGCTTCACCCCCTCACGTTGCTTGGCCTTCTTGATGTTCTCTATCCGCTCGCGCGTAATGTCGACCAACTTGGTGCCGTGCAGGTGAGGGTGGAGCCACCTCAGTGTGAGCCGCCAGTTGTAGGCCGCTGGCCGATCAATCCGCTCCCCAAACCACTTTTCTACAGCTTCCTCCCACCGGTACTCCGGCCGCTCTCCCAGCTTCACTTGGCGCCAGAGCGACGCCTTGAGCTGGTCGCGCCATTCTTCTGCCGCGACCCTGTTGGTAGTCCCAGTAGACTTTCGTATTTCTCTGCCTTGGTGGACGATCCGCACCCACCAGATCTCGCCCCTTTGGTAGAGGCCGCCATCTTGCTTTCGCGCCATTCTGCATGTCCTTCGTTTGCAGCCTGCGCATCTTGCCGGTGGCTACTGTCGCGCAGCATATTGATCAGGTCAACTTTCCAGAACCGCCACTCACCGCCCGGGCATGGCCTCCACCCTTTGAGGGTTCCGGCCTTGGCCAGGCGGTTGGCGGTCTTGTAGTGGATGCGTAGGAAGTCGGCGGCCTCCCGCAACGTCAGCACTTCGTTTGGCTCTGGCATCACGGTTCCTTTTCCACTTGGGCTACGTAGTTTTCGTGTGAGTCCAACAGCCGCAGGATCGCCCGTGCGTGCATCGGATCGGCCCGGTTCCATTCTGATGTCACCACGAATCCCACTTCGTCGCCGGGAAGCCGGCAGCACTGTCCGGCGAGACGCGTTGCTACCATGCCGATCAACACACCGCCGACCCGTACGTCGTGCCAGCACAGCGGCTGAATTCGATCCGGCGAACGTGGCGTGACGGTACATGCCGCAATGCGTGCCAGATCCGCAGGAGGGAGAGGGGATGGTTCGGTGTAGTCCTGGCGGCCCCAGATGCGGTGGTTTCCTCGCATCACGCACCTCCCTTCACAGACATATCTGCCGCGCGCACATCCTGTACCGCGTTTTCATCACCACCCAGCGGCATCAGATACTGTGGCAGCGCCATCCCAAAACCCGCGCTGCGTCGGCCAGAGTCGGTCACTCCAGTAATTTCAGGGGCAACCACCAGCCATGCAGGCTCGTCTCCCGTGTAGATGTTGAGCACACCGTGAGGGTCGCGGAACTCTTCACCCGGCGACAGCAGTTGAACCAGCTCTACAATCTTTCCGATGTTTTCATGGATAACCCGCGCGTCAATGACGCGCGCCATGTCGCCGGGCTTGAATTGATGCGCCATCACGCACCTCCCTTGGCGTCTGCGGCCTCGCGTCCCATTCTCGCGCGCGCTGCCCAAGTTTCGCCGTCGTCATCCTCGTCCCAGCACTTCGCCATCGCCGCGCAGCAAGCAGCGCAGAAGCGATAGCGCATCAGTTGCCCGTCGAATATTGCTGCGATGACGCGCGATCTCTCGCCGGGCTGGGCATCCTGCATGCAGCAACCGCATTTAGCGGCCTTCCTGGTGGTGACGATCTTGTCCTCAAGCACGCGGTCATCTGGCGCGCCGAAGTCACCTTCAAACGGGTTTACGTCTAGGCACGCTACCTCATCAAACGTACCCATCACGCCTCCACGCCGGCTTCTGCGGCTATGGCTGCGTCAAGGGCTGCATCCAGTTCGTCGGCTCGTAAGGCATCGCCGATGCCGTCAACGACGGACCACTGCTGGCCGCGGCTTAAGAGGCGATACCGAGCCGCATCTCGCGCCACGCGCTCTTCGACGCGCGCTGCGCTCTCGCCAATGAGGCGTGCCATTTCCTCCCGGCCTTGCTTCACGTCTGCAACGCGCACCGGATTGGCGTGGTGGCGCTGAGCAGCCTCAACCACGAGCCTGCTCGACACGCCCGCATGGAAATTGATGCCGCCGACGGTTGCCGGCGCCGACAGGATCGGCCAGCTATCCACCTGCACCGCTGCTGCGGCATTGCCGGGTGGCTGCGGGGCGGGGCGCTCCGGTGTCAGCAATGACTGGAGTCGGCCAGCCATGTCGATTTGCATTTCCGCCACGTCAGCGTTTCCAGCCACTGCCGATTCTCTCGCATCGCAATTGAGGATCGAAACCGCGTAGCTGATGGCCTGCCGGAGTTCTTCCGGCACCTGCGGGGCGGCGGGTGGCAGATATTCGCAATCGGGAAACTGCATCCAGCGCTTCACGATCTCCGCCTTCATGTAGGTTCCGTCTGCGGTCTTGAATGCGTAATTGCCTCGATGCTCGCGCCCTTCGTCCAGGGATCGGAGCACGACGCGATCACCGTAGATCGTTTCAGCGATGAACCACTCTTGATCCTGCGGGAACGGTGGCGAACCCTCGTACCAAGGCAATGGCTGCGGCGCGGCGGGGTGGGTGTAGAGCGGCGACCAATGTGTCGGGCCGTCGTGCGGCGACAGGTGGCTGCCGTCCCATACGATCACCCAGCGGCCGTCCTGATATCTCACCGAGTGAGGAACGTCGCTATCTGTGAGCCTGCCGAGCACAACGGTTCCATCGGTAGGCGCGGTTGCGATGGGCTGCCACGCCGCCTCATCAGCGGCGAGACGGTCGGCGTAGGCGCGGAGCATTTCCCCCACTGACGCAGTTGTTATCTTGGCGGCAGTAGCTCCGTGTTTTGCTCGGTTCAGAAAGTAGTCCGCCATCTCGCGCACTTCCGCTTCGGTGTGTTGGTTCATGCTGCAATCTCCGAAAACAGTCCCCGAGCGTTCATCGACGTCGCCAGGAGCGATATGGCCGGCTGCGATCAGGTTGCGGAGCCATTGCGCGGCGAATTTGTCGTGTTCGTTGTAATAGGCGGGGGCTTTCATGAGGTGGTCGGCTACTCGCATAGTCCATACGCCGAGGCGCAGGCGGTGGGTTCGATCAGGCTGGCCAGCAGGTCGTATTGCCGGCCGCCGCGGCTGGTGCGCGACCACTCGACTACCGAGTAGATGCCATGGTCAGAAGCTTGATCTGGAGTGATGCCGGGCGCAGGTATGAACGTTGCGGCTTGCCGCTTGCTGGCCTGGGACACCAGCGTTTCCCACTCGGCGATGCGGGCAATTTCATCTGGGAACCGGGTGGCGATTTCGCGCATCTCGTTTTTGTTGACGTTGATGCACGGCATGCAGCCGACGCGTGTCATGCCCTGGCGGTACAGGGGATTCGGCTGAATGCCTTCTGCGGCGCAGTGCTTGAAGACGTCTGCCGCAGACCACTCAACCAATGGCCGGTAGATGTAAAGCCCTGGCGCCTGCCGCTCGAACTTCAGCGCGTTCTTACGATTTTCGGATTCATCCCGGCGCACGCCCTGCCAACTGACAACGGAGTGACCTTCGTCCACAAGGCCGAGCTGGTACTCAACTGCGGGAGCCACTTTCAGTTGCTCGGTGCAGAACTGAGCCTTGGGTGAGGGGAACCGTCCTCGCCACAGGCACAGGTCCAGAAAAGAGTTGCCGGTGGGTTGAAGGACACTCAGAGCGCGCCGCTTACCTCGATTACTCCATCTGACCTTGTGTCCGCCGCCGACCTTGCGGGTTTTCTGGATGAGGGCGCAGTACAGCGCACCATCATCCTTGGCCAACGTCCATCTGAGATTGCCTCGGCCGTCGCGTGCCCAGACCGGGTTGTTGTCCGCATCGAAAACCGGCCGGGTGTGATACGCCCGCCTTGTGCGCCGGTCGCGCGCGATGAACATGCGCTTGTTGGCGATCTCTTGGTCAAAGCGGGCCTTGAGGCGGTCAATCGTGATGTCGAGTGCCAGTTCCAGATAGCTGAGGTAGTCGTAAACCGCCTGGTGCTCGTTGCCCGTGTCGCAGAAGATCGCGCGCACTCGATGCCGGCCGAATCGCTGCAGGGCAACCAGAAGCGTCGCCGCGCTGTCTTTCCCGCCCGACACTGAAACCACGTGGATGATGCTCATAGCGCACTCGCTTCAGCCGCATCAACGGGGTACCCAGGGCAGCCGCCATCCTTGTAGTCGAAACCTGCACAGGCGTTGCTGTTGCGGCATGGGTTGCCGCAGCCTTTGTGCATCGGAATCACTTCGTGGCCCTTGGCCAGCTCGTCCATCAGCGCGTCGATCGCTTGATCGCGGTTGAGCGGGCGGCCTTGATCGTCGGTGTACCCGGTGTGCTTCTTGCTGCGGCGCCGGCCTTGTAGATCACGAATGGCACCGCGCACGCAGAGGAACATGTAACTGCGCTGGTGGAAGGTGGTGGGAGTGCTCACAGTTCACCCCCGTCGCTTTCGACCAGATCACATTGGAGACTTTTCATTTTTCACCCCAAAAACTCATGAATGAAAATCGGCGAGAGGATTGCCAAGATGAGAGTGACGAAGACAATTAGTGGCCCATACAGAAGCACCGGCTCTCCAAACCGCTGCAACCAGCTACGTCTTTTCATAATTAATCCTCGATATGGCCCATTCGGCGGTTGCAATCACTACGAGCAACGCAATTGATGAGCATGATGCAGAGATGGCAATTCCATAGCCGAACGCACCATGCATCCAGAGCGCCGCGCCTACTACAACTGCTATAAAGAGGATAACGGCAACGTATGCGAACAACGCGTCATAGGCCCTAGGCATCCCCGCACTCCAGCAAAATCTTTGCTGCTTTCACCAGCGTCCAATCATCGCGATCCATTGCAGCGGTCAGGGTGTTGATGACCCGCTCATCGCGTTCGAAATTGCGCTGTGCCAGTTCGTGATTGCGTTCGAGCAATTCACGCTCGCGATCTGTTTGCCAGTCGTCATCAGGATCGACATGCAGCGGCACCGCGTAAGCACTGCCAATGTGATCGTTGCCCATGTGGTGCTCCAAAATGATTAGAGCCACCTATCTTGTGGCTCTATTGATGTTGTTGGATGATTAATCGCCCCTTATCAGGGACCAGTGATAGGAGCCTCGTTGCTTGTCCCTCATTGCTACGCCTAGATCCATTAGACGCAACAGGGTTTTATTTGCCGTCTGCTGGGTGCAATTGCAATCTGATGCAATTGCCTTGGCTGTTGATAATTCGTTTCGCAGCAGATATGCAAAAATGCGATAGGCAACTGGCATAACTGGCATGATGTCACCCCACTTTGCGTCGGAGTTGATCAAGGGCAGATTGGACATCGCGCCAGAATGCCAACAGGCCAGGCTGAAGAACGCCATCAATATATTGGTCGTTCCTACTGATCCGCTGCACGAACAGCCTCATTTCTGGAGTTTGCCTCGGATCGAAGCTGACGAAATCCCACCATTTCCTGCCAGTGACGAACATGCCGCCCTGAATCTGAGCGATATGTTCATCCGGCATGCCCTCCATCCATGTTTTGATGTGGATCTGCGGATCCTTCGGGCATTTCATTTCGAGTCCGCCATCGTCGTCGATCAGCCCATCGGGGCTGGCTGCGATGAAGTCGAAATCGGGATGGACGACGAGACCGGTTTGCTCGACGAAGTTGCCCGATTTGAGTTCATAGAGTTCTCGAGCCAAGGGCTCATGCTCTTTCCCCCATTCCAATGAGCGAGAGGACACCTCAGGCTTTGGCTGACCGCTCAGAATCTCGGCAATCAGGCTACGCATATAGGTGTTGCGGGTATCGGTCGGCACCAATTTCGTTTTGCGCTCCAAGCCCTGTTTTTTGTTCTCTCGCTGGGTAACTACCTCCTTCATCGCAATGGCCTCAGCGAAACAACTGGCGGTGATCCGCCCAGCGCGGCCATCTCGCCACGCTTGAGAGCCCTGTTCATTCATTCTCGACCTCTCGCGCATCACCTTCGATCACTTCGCCCTGCGGAGCTTTGGCCATCCTATTGATTCGATTGCGTTCTTCAAGCCCGACGTCCGCCTTCTGTTGCTCGGCAAGTGCCGCCCATGCGGTCCGGAAAGCCTGTACTCCGCTCTTCGCCGCCTCCTCCAAGCCCGCGACAAGGGCCTTGGTGGCCTCATCGCTTTTCGGCTCAGGAATTACGCCACTGCTGTAGGTAACATCCTTCTCGACTCCTTCTCCGCCATCTGTGTCGAGATGGTGAATGGCCGTCTGAAGGCGTTCGCGATGAGGCCAGTACTTGCTGGCCTGCTTCACCACCGTCTTCTTGGCCATTTCCTCATAGTCAGTGCCCCATGGGCCTTTCTGCCCGCTTTTCCATGCCTCGGAACGATCACGAATGTCATTGATCTTTTTCGCCGGCATTGTGTGGGTGAGGTAGTCTCCATCGCACGTCTTGACGACGACATATGCGCCCACCACCTGGCCACGATCATCAGGCACGGCGAATGGATCAAACGCATGCTCTGGTGGCGAATCGAGTCCCGTCATTCGGAATTGGTCACGCTCGCGCACGATTTCCGCTTTGCCCCAATAGATAGCGCCGGTCTGCTGCGCCAAATGCAGCAAACCTATGTAGCTGATGTCCAGGCAGATGGATTTAACGCCGTTCTTGTTCTTGCGCGGCACAAGATATGCTTGCTTCTTGGCTGGATTCAAACTTATGCCGAGCGCGGCAACATTCACCACCGCATTGCGCAATGAATCTGGATTGCTGTAGGCGGTTTCGAGCAGATAGCTGCTTTCTTGGAGCAATTGCACCGCGAAACCCGCTTCGCGGTTGAAATTGATCGACTTATCACTGCACACACGGGCGAACTCTTCGCCGAGCGACAGCACAATGCCTTTGACGCTATCAAAGGTTTTGAGCTGGGTAGACATCTTTTCTCCTGAGCCCGAGACTCTGCCGGGCATAGTGGTTTCACATCACCTGTCGTGGTTTGATTCGGCCGGCCAGCTCTTTCCTGAATTCAGTGCACACCTGTACCCCATCATCGGGCGCATCGCACAGCAGGATCTCTGCCTGAGATGGCTCGGGTTCCTTCTGGTATTCAGCCCAATATACGGGCAGCCACATCAGAAACAGCATCGCCAGGACGAAAACAGTGGCCGATAAAAAACCGCCCCAGGTGAGACGGCTCTTGGCGCGGCCGCGAAGTGCGGGATAGTGGTCGGTCATGTCAATTGCTCTTTCGGCTGATATGGATCGAGGTTCCGCCACTCTTTCTCCGTAAGGACAAATGGCATCGCTCTTGGACGGCGACACATGACATAGCCGCCGCTGCGGCACATGAAGACAATCTTGCTTATTTTGTCCTGCCGCTCATAAGGAGCAATTTCTATCTTGCTCATACTGAATTACTCCATATGGCAGCAGCCAAAACACAACTCGTCATTGTGCGACTGTCGGTAGATACATGGGATTGGCTGGTCAACCTGGACGAGATTGCCCGCGCCATCATTCCATTGAGTGTGCGCGGCTATCGTTCGGCCGTTGCCGTGCAGCACTGGCGCACCTGAAAGCGGTCGCGGCGCGTTGTAGCATCCATATGGGTTGCTATCATGCGGTACGCCATTGAGGAGGTATTTCATCGGGCCCGTCTCATGCTGCCACCTCCACTCGCGTGAACTCGACCACCCAGACCCACGGGTTAGCCTGCCAGCTACCAGCGCCGTTGATTGATTCCCACAGTTCCCTGTACCAGTCGAGAGTCGCCAATTCCTCCTGTGCATACCGAGTCCCGGGCGGGGATTGGTATCCCTCGGCGATACAATCGGCAGGGCTGATGTCCTGTAGGCGCTCGACGCGCATGGCAGTGATTTCCAGCAAGATTCGGCTGGCCGCGCGCGGCATGAACATGCCCGGCCGGTATTTGCCAGGCCCTAGGCCGGGGTGCAGTGGAGTCAGATCGCCGTACAGGTCGGCGTCGTACCAAAACGGGACAGCCAGCGTCGATTTCGTGCGTGCGACGGGTAGGTCTCGGGGTTTGATGTGGTCATACTGGAAAGATGTGCGGTATGCCTCGCGCACCCACAGCCGGTCTCCGGGCCGGCCGTAGGGGCACTTTCGTCCAAGTTGCTCAAACAGTGACATCAACTGCTCTGGGCTGCCTTGCCACGGCCTTGTCGCGTGGTCGGCGACCATCATGGGTGGCGGCTCAATAACCCGCCGCGTCTGCGTTTTCCGGCCGTCGAGGATGGCGCGCACCATCGGCGCGCTGAATAGGATGGGGCGCTCTTTCATGCCGCTACCCGCTCCATAGCTATTTCATCGAGACGATCATCTCGATGCTCTTTGACGAAATCAGCCAGGTCGGATGGATGCTTGTCGAGGTAGTCGCTCGCTACATTCCACCAGTAGTCATCAACGATCCTGCCGATTTCCAGATTGCCAACGGCGTAGGCCTGTTCCAGCGCGGATAGCGCCATTTCGCCAAGTGCCTCGGCGATGTTGATGCCACGGCGCGGATTGAATCGCGGATTCGACTCCATCATCTCCGCGATGAGGCGTGCGCGAGCGGTTTCCATGTTCATGATCAGTCTCCAAAAAAGATGCCCCGGACATGCCGGGGCTAGGAGGAGGAGATGAAGCGGTGGTCGCCCACCGGTAGCTATGCGCCCCTCATGTTTCGCGTCAAAGGGTATGAGTTGCGGGGCACATAGCTGCCGCTGGAGACCAGCGGTCGGGTCACGCTTCGATGAATTCACCTTCAGCGTTGAGCGTGTAAAACACGCCAGGCTTGATGCCGTTCTCGCCAACTTTGCTCGCGCGGATGTGGACGATTTCGTCGTCGTCGTTGCGGTAAACCAGCACGATTGCGCCGTTCTCTCCAGCCAAGGCGCGCCCTTCCGAACCGGTCGCGATAGCAACGCTATGAGCGCCTGTGGCCGACGCTGCGCCCTGGTAGCCTGTGGCCGACGCTGCGCCGTAGTCGCCTGTGGCCGACGCTGCGCCCCGGCCGCCTGTGGCCGACGCTGCGCCCTGGTAGCCTGTGGCCGACGCTGCGCCCTGGTAGCCTGTGGCCGACGCTGGCGAATCCTGGTTGATCGGTTCACACCTGGAGGTCGTGTATTCAATCGCCGCCTTCACCAGACCCGCGATCGAGATTTCTGCTTTGACTTCCAGCTTCTTGCTGGCGACCTTCGAGTCATCGCTGTGCCGGCTCAATTCGCCCGACTGCTGCACGACGGCGAACCGGCTTTGCGCGGGCGGGTAATAGCCGAACACATCCAACGGATATTCGCAGGCGTGGAAGCCAGATTCGCAGGCTTTTACGTCGCCTTCATGCTCGAACTTGCCGCCAACCGCGAACTGGTAGCCGCGGCATTTCCAGTTGCTGTCGAAGCCCTTGTAGGACGTGACCACCTCTTCCTGTACTTCCTTCACAGCTTCTTTCTTCTTGCGCGTAGCCATTGCGTGCTCCATGCGTGGGCAAATAAAAACGCGCTGGCATTGCTGCTAGCGCGTGTGGTGGTGTTCGGGTTGTAGCTGGTTACGCCAGCCAGTCGGGCGCGTAGGGTATATGCGCCGCCATCGTGTCGCCATGGCCCTTCCCAAGCGTGTTGGTGGCCGGCGCTGTGACCCGCGGCTTGCTGGTGCACACCGGCCCTATTTCATCCGGCTAAAACGTTGCCAGCGCGTATCCTCTTTGCGCATCAGCCTGCGCATTCACCAACACAGAAGCGGGCCGGTCGCACTGCCGGCTTTGCGTTGCCCAGGGGATTTCAACTGCGCCACTGCCCCCTGTACTCCGTTTCTCGCGCCTTGGGCCGCGCTACCTCGCTATACAGGCTGCCTCGTGGATGCATTCGCCACGCCGCCGCTTTTGTGTTGGTGCCCTACCGCAACGCCCGGGCTGGCGGTTTAACTCCCTCGCGAGCGGTCCTTCGGCCGCGTTGCATGCCCTGCGATTAGGCGTTAGGGATACCTCAACGTACTCTTGCGAATCCGCTCAGGTACTCCGGCTCTTTCGAACCGGATTCCGCACACCACCTTCCGTCCTCTGCGCTCGCGGCCCTTGCCATCGCACCGTCGCCTGCCTGTCGTTGGCCCAGCTCCGGTACGCGCATCCGTCGTGTGGTGTGCGTTGCTCTACCATCGGCCCGTGCATTGCGAGTGGCGGTGCCGTCATTGGCGCCAGGTGGTAGTCGTGGCGCGTTCCCTCTACCGATGTATTCCACGCCGAGGCGGGGAGGGGGGTGCTGGCTGGGTTGTGAAAGATCGGGGCGCTGTGTGTTGCGCTTGGTTGAGTAAAGTCTGCTTTGCGATGGTGCCATTGTCAAGCGTGCTTTGCGATTGACAGTCAATTGAACTTAACAATTTCGACGAGCGGTAGAGTCCAGGCTGTCTGTCGGGCAAGAAAAAGTCCCGCTGAGCGGGACCGGCAGAAGGGGTTACTTGGCTAGGTGACTATCACGTGAATGGCGACGGTTAACCTCCGCGCCATACTACCTTCCCAAGAACAAGCAGTTCTGCATTGCCAGGGACTGATCGATCAGGATGGATTGCCTTGTTCGGGTTGTCGCTGGTCAATGTGATAGAGCCGAACCCTTTTTGTACGCGCTTGATCATAACCTCATCCTCATCCAGGAACGCGTATATCAAACCGTTCTGAATGCGAGTCTCCGCTCGATTGAGTAGCACCAAGTCACCATCGCAAATATAAGGGCTCATGCTGTCACCTTTCGCATGGATGAGCGCTGCATTCTGTGCTGTAACGCCAAGCCGGTCCAACAAGGTACGCGGCATGGAGAACTGACCTTCAATCTCAACACTGTCGTTCATGTAGCCGAAGCCGCACGCCCCGTGAGTGGAATAGATCGGGACGGCTACGTACTTGGCTTCGCCTGCGTTTTTCCCTTGAGAATGGTCTTGGTTCTCATCAAATTGGACGCGTCCCTTACCTGTAGCTAGCCACTGCGGTGATACGCCCAAATATTCCGCCGCCCGCAGAAGATTTTCCCCATCCAACTTTTGTGTCGCTCCGCTGAACCAAAGGCTAACAGCGGTTCGCGACACTCCGGCATGACGGGATAAACCTGCCATGGATTTGTTGGGGCCAGCAGCAGCCAGGGCCAGCTGTAGGCGTTCTTTTAGTGTGTTCATAGTAAGCGAGCTTACCAACCGAGATGTTATCTGCACTTTGCATTTTCTCGTAAAGTATGCTTATCATTGGCATATGAAAGTAAAAGATGCTTTGCGGGCATTCGGCTCTAAAGCCGAGATCGCCCGTGTTCTCGGGATCAGTCGAGCCGCTGTGGCCCAGTGGCCGATGGACGGGTCTGTGCCTTTGCTCCGCGCCTACCAGCTGCAAGACGTGTTGTGTAAGCGCTCAAAGCGAAAGCGAGTTGCCTGATGCACATCCGACGAGCCCAGTTTCCCAGCAACAGCGTGCATAGGCACGCAACTCCGGCTGCACGTGATTGCGCCTTTCTGACTGCGAGTGAATCCAAATTATGAGCCTTGAACAGGAACTACTGCGCCGGCGCTCCGGCAAGAAGGACGCCGAAATTGCCGCGGGAATGGGCAAGGACGCTTCTACGGTGAGCAAGCTGTTCGGCGGTGGGATCGGCGTGCAACTGGCCGACCTTGGGGCGCTGTTGGATTCGCTGGGCCTGAAGTTCGTGGATGCCAAGGACATGACCATCACGCCCTCTGAGATGGATGCGCTGGAGGAGATGGCATACCGCTATCTCGAACTCCGCCGTCGTGGCGCCGTGCGGAGCTGAACGATGCATCTTCATATCGATACGTTTGAGCAGCACATCCAGACTCTGCGCGATGGTATCCGCACCTGCGATGGGCTGATTCAGGACTACCTCATGGCCGGCGAGATGGAGGAGGTGGAGCACATCCGCGTGACCCGCGCGCGCTGTCTGCATGAGCTGGATGCACTCCAGTCCAGCCACGTTGAGGTGAGCGCATGAACGCCGCACGGAATGTCATCCCGTTCCGCAGGCCGGAACAACGTGAGCATCGGCAGATGCAGCAACAGGACGGTTTCATCGCGATCCCCAACGTGGTTGAAGATGCACTGCTACGTTCCCCGCTAACACATCGTCAGGAACGCGTTTATCGCGCGATCCTTCGCAAGACGCTGGGCTACGGCAAAACGTATGACTTCATCGCTACCAGCCAGTTGGCTGTCATGACAGGCGTCGATGAATCGGACGTGCGCAAGACGCTCGCACAACTGGTCGAGATGCAACTGATCGAGCGCGGAAACCGCAAATCCATTGGTACGGAGATGACCCCGAATCTCATGCCTGAATCGTGGAATTTCAAACAGGGCGAATCACCCCGTTTACCACCCCAAACAGGGCGAATCACCCCGAATAAACAGGGTGAATTGCCCCCCACAAAAGACAACTCCAAAAGACAAGAAGATCCCCCTGTAGTCCCCCCAAGCGAAAAGCCGAAACGCAAACCCAGGGCCAAGGGCTGCAAGACCACCTTCGCGCAGTTCCTGGAAGCCTGCCGTGCAAACCATGAGCCACTGCTGGCGGAGGACGACACCATCGTCCAGCAAGTGGAGGACGCTGGCATCCCGGCAGAGTGGATTGGAGTTGCCTGCCATGCATTCAAGTGCCGCTACTTGGACAGCGCCAAGACCTACATCGACTGGCGAGCGGTGATTCGCAATGCGATCCGCGAAAATTGGTTCAAGCTCTGGTACGTCGCAAAGGAAGATGGTCTGCACCACCTCACCACTGTCGGCCTGGAGGCTCAGCAGGCCCGTGAAGCCGCACGAGCGAGGGCTGCGCAATGACTGCCGCTCGCTACGACTCCGCGACTGAACTGGCGCTCATCGGCGCCGTGCTGGCCGACAACAGCGCATTTGACCGCGTAGCCGACCAACTGTCGGTCGAAGATTTTGCTACGCAGGCCGGACAACTGATGTGGGCCGGATTGTGCCGGTTGCTGTCCAACGGGGTGCCGGCTGAAATTTTCTCTCTGGCCGAAGCGCTAGACGAATCTGGCGACCTGGAACGCATTGGCGGGCTGGCGCAAATCTCCGAGGCCGCAACCGCTCTCTTCGTTACCGGCAGCGTAGCAACCTATGCCAGGATCATCCGCGACCTTGCCAAGCAGCGGAAGCTGGGTGCCGCTGCCGTGCAGATCCACGAAATCCTGGAGGGTACTGGCGACACTGACAGCAAAATCGCCGAGTCCGTTGATGTGGTGATGCGTGTGGCTGAGCACTCGACTCGCGCCAACGTGATGAGCGCGGTTGAGATGGCAATGATGGCTGGCAAGGCCATCCTGGACCGTGACGAGAAAGGAGAGTCGGGGCTGCGCTGGGGCTTCCGCGATATTGATGCCATTGCAGGTCGGATGAAGCCCGGGCAATTGATCATCATCGCCGCGCGGCCCGGAATGGGGAAAACGACGTTCGCCCGGAACGTGGCAGAGCATGTCGCACAGTCCCATGGCGTGCTGCATTCATCACTGGAGATGGAGCACGATGAGCTGAGCGAGGGCTACGTCGCCAGCCTAGGGCAAACGAGTTACGAAAGCCTCCAGACCGGGAAGCTAGAGGACCAGTACATTCACGTCACCCGCGGCATTGAGCGATTGTCGTCGCTCAACCTGGCCGTGGTAACCGGCCTGGATACGGTGGCTGCGCTGGCGTCTACCGTACGCATTCAGGCGCGCAAGCTGGGTGGCATCAAGCTGGTGATTGTCGATTACCTGCAACTGATGCGCTCGCCTGGGCAGAAGGATCGCCGCGTTGAGGTTGACGAAATCAGCCGCGACCTGAAGAAGTTGGCCATTGCCAACAAGTGCACGGTGATCGCGCTATCCCAACTCTCCCGCAAGGTGGAAGAGCGCAGCGACAAGCGCCCGATGATTTCGGACATCCGCGAATCTGGCGGAATTGAGGCCGATGCCGACAAGGTGATCGCGCTCTACCGCGACGATTACTACCACCCAAGCAGCCCGTACAAGGGTTTGGCCGAAGCTGGTGTGCTGAAAAATCGACGCGGCAAAACCGGGAAGGTGCCGTTGGCATTCCTGGGCGATCAAGCCCGCTTTGCTGATTCAGCACTGAGCCTGGATGACATTGAGTATGAGGTGCCTAGGCCAGCCAAGCGTTTCGGCGGAGAACCGGCATGAGGCGCAATCGCCCCTGCGGCCACCCTATGACCACGCTCGATTGCGACCAGTGCATCGCCTGGGCAATTGCTGGCAACAAGAATCTGGTCGCTCGTCGCAAATGGATTGAGCAGTTAGAAAAGGAAGCGCCGTTTCGAGTTGGGCGCATTAAATCTTTGGTCATCCAGTACAGGAGCCAAGCATGACACAGTTACAGCACAGCATGTCTCAAATAATGCGCCGGTCGTTTATGCCACAACGCCCGCCAAATCGATTTGAAATCGCCCGAGAGAAACGAGTCATTGAGTTGATCGACCTCATCGCCAAACAGTTGAAGCAGGGGCCATCCACAACGCGCGAATTGGCTCGCAAGGTCGGCGCATCACGACATCACATTGGGATGGCGATTGAGCACCTGATGGCAGATGGCGTTGTCGAGGAATCGTCGGTGCACGCCGACAATGGTCGCGTTTATCCAGGATTTGCACTGAGGGCGGAGCAATGACTACGGATCGTGAATTGCTGGAATTGGCTGCTAAGGCGGCGGGAAGGATCGGCTGCTATTTGGAATGCCCCATGACTGACCTGGTGGGCATCAGCGATGGTGGTTCTGATTCTGGATTATGGAATCCGCTGCGCGACAATGGAGATGCGCTGGCGCTGATGGCTCAGCTTGAACTCCATAGTTCCCCTGAGTTCAGTCATTTCCTCAAGCTGGAGCGTTGTTTAAGTCGCAAGGCAGTTGGATGTGCCACTTATCGTAGAGCGATAGTGAGTGTGGCGGCCGCGTTCGGCAGGGCCATACCATGAGCACCTACCCGACATTTTTCCTCCGCGATCCGCGTATTGCCCACAACGCGGCGCAATACATCGCGGGGCTGCCTACGAGCGCCGATAGCCCGCTCGTGGTCGAAGTGAAAGAGCCGACGCGCACGCTGGAGCAAAACGCACTCATGTGGCCGTTGCTGGAATGCCTATCCAAGCAAACCGATTGGCATGGCATCAAATTGACCGAGCTGGAATGGAAGGACCTTATCTCAGCCGGCCTAGTCAAGTCGAAAGTGGTTCCCAATCTCGACGGCACCGGCTTTGTTATCGTTGGCCAGCGCACCAGCAAAATGGGTAAGCGCATGTTCAGCGATCTGATCGAATTGATTTATGCGGTTGGCGCGGAGCGTGGTGTGGATTTCGATGCGCGGAAGGTGGCATGAAGATCGCCCCACGATCTTCGCAACAGATCGCGGCCAGTGCCGCCTATGGCGAGATCGGCCAATTTGCCATCGCGAAACAGCGCCCGGTTCGATCAAGTGCGTGGCTCGATGCAGTGCGATCCATTGACCACTGCATGTTGTGCGGGTGTGTGTGCCAGGTCCAGGCCGCGCATCGCAATGAAGGGAAGGGCAAGAGTCAGAAGGTTGATGACTGTCTCACCGCGGCACTCTGCCCCGCGTGTCATGCAGAGATCGATCAGGGCAAGAATCTGACGCGCGAGCAGCGCCGCGAGCGCATGAATCACGCAATCGTTGAAACGCTGCGCGAGCTGGCGCGGCAGAACCTGGTGGGAACGATTTGAGCACGAAGGAATTTCTTGATTCGCTGACATATGACCAGCTCGTGTTCTGCCACGAAGAAGCCGGGAAGTTGATTGCGATCCAGCGGCAAAAGGCGCAGGCAATCGTGTACTGCGTCACTGACGGCATCACGAACGATGGCTGGTATCGGGCCAGCGAATATGAAAAGGCGGCGGAACACCTGTTGCGGATCTACAAGGACCGATTCGTTGAGGTCGCCGCGCGATTTAACGAAAGACCCTGTGGGACACAGTATTTCGAAGAGCAATTGCCTTCCATCGAGGTGCGGTTTATTCACGAAGCGGACTGGAAAGAGTGGTTTCCAGATCATCCTTTTGAACCAGCGCCACATATCAAAAGAGGTGACGAATGACCCCTGTCCCGACATTTCGCGAATCGATGCGGGAGACGGTCATTGTGCTTGGTACGACCTGGCGCAGGATTCCTGGCGAGTTACGATCGCTCATATCCGCTCTGGCTGATCTGTATTGGGCTGGTGTAGCTCTGTTACTAGCTGTATTTGGGCCCATTCTGCTACCGCTTGCGCCCCTCTTTGCATGGCTTTACATCGCCGACATCAAGAAGCGGAATGTGGATGAAGTACGTTACATGGCGCAGCTAAAGAAGCATTTCCGAAGAGAAGGGGATGAGGCATGAAAGTCCTATTTCTTGATTTCGATGGAGTGCTAAATAGCGTCAGAACGGCAACTGCCTTTGGCGACTATCCGCACAAGCTCGATCAGATTCAGAAGTTCGATGCCGTGGCTTTGCAACTCATTCGGAACCTGAACGCTGCTGGCGTTTCAATTGTTATCTCCAGCGCCTGGAGGACGTTTTGTACCCAGCGGGATATCGAGCGAGCAATGGGTTTGCGCTTGGCTGGAGAGACGCCCAAAAGTGCAAGTGGTCGTCGCGGCGAAGAGATCAAGACATGGCTTGATGCAAACCCCGATGTGACCGAATACGCCATTGTGGATGACGACAGCGACATGCTCCCGGAGCAGATGGAGCGATTCGTGCAGACCAATCGCCAAGAGGGTCTATCGCTGGCCGACTACTACCGGATTTGCATCATTCTCGGAATCGACCCGAGTTCAGTCATTGCCAGGGATCGGAACTGGAACAACACCAGAAGAGCGCTCGACTGGGGGCAAGGATGAAGCCAAATATCACCTGGGACAGATACGCCAAGTGCTGGCGGTGCCAAGGCTCCGAGTGCACTGCATATGGCAAGAACCCCTCTGCTGCTTTTCTGGCCTGGGGTGATGCAGTGCAGATGACCCGGTTCAAGGAAAAGCATGGATGGGCTGGTGTATGAGCACGATGCAACGACGCAAAGGCGCGGCAGCAGAGCGCGAATTGTTCGGGATTCTGGAGGAAGAGCTTGGCATTGCCGTGAAGCGCAACCTCACGCAGACCCGTGAGCGAGGGTGCGACACGCTCGATATCGCCGGCTGGGCCATTGAATGCAAGCGGCAAGAGTCGCTACAGCTTGGCGCATGGTGGGCACAGGCTCTCCGGCAGGCGGACACAGCCCAGCGCCGGCCCATCCTCTTTTATCGGCAATCTCGGCAGCCGTGGCGCGCAGTTGTTCGTCTCCATGATGTGGCCCCGGCCATCTACGAGCCTGATCACGGCACCACCACGATGGATCTTCAGGCCGCATGTCAGTTGATCCGGTCTCTTGCGCAAATCCCCATGTTCGAGGAGGCATGACCATGCTGGAAACGATCAACATCACGAATCGAAGAGTTGTCACTCAGCGCCCAGCGCCGTCGACCGCGCTGCGTCACTGGGCTATGTGGTCGCTGGACTATGGCTCCTGGCGCCGCTGCTGCCATTCGATCGAGTCGCGCTATGCTCGGGAGCAGGAGCGGTTCAAGTGGCCCGGCGATGCCGAGGTGGCGAACCGGGAGCGCTATGACCAGCTCACCGCCGAGGCCGTCGAGGACATTGTCCGCGAGATGCCCACGCAGGAGCGCGATCTGCTGCGGCTCATCTACATCGAGCATCCGCAGATGGATCCGGGCCACATGGCCCGGCGGATGGGCATGAGCGCTCAGCACTTCGAACTGCTGGAGATGGCTGCTCATACGCGGTTTGCCAGGATCTGGCGAGGTGAGGGCAATGCCGCGGCGTCCTAGAGGCAATGGTCTCTCTGCACGGTTGGTCGAGTTGCTGACCGATGTGCCGCGCCCGCTGTTTCTCGGCGAGATTGTCGCTATGCTGGATTTCGAGTTTGAAGCGGCGGAGGTCGCATCGGCGCTGGTCAAGCTCAAGCGCGAAGGCAAAGTCGTGGCGACCCTGCGGCAGCGCAACGGCCCTGGCCGGCGCCTCGCCATGTCCTACGCCGTCCCAGATTTGGCACTGTGGTCAGACCGTGATTCGGAGGATGGCGAAATTCGGCATATATGCGAAACACCCAATGAGCCCGACGATCTATTGCGGGATTCCGACGATTTGGTACATTGACGGTGTTGGGCAAGAGTGCGCCCAGTGAAAATCCGATTGCAGTGAGAGCCCCGCCATGTGCGGGGCTTTTGCTTTTCTGATGCCGTTACGAGCGAAGCAAACCGAGATGGCACGACCCTCAAAGCTCACTGACGCGCAATGGGAGGCGATTGGCAAGCGGTTGCTACAGGGGGAATCCGCCGCATCCCTGGCGCGAGAGTATGGCATCAGCAAGGCAGCGATTTCTGCACGGTTTTCTGAACGAACGAAGACCGTAAAAACCGTTGCAAATCAAATTGTTGAAACCGAACGCGCTTTGTCGTTGCTGAACGTTTCTGAACAAATCGCTGCGTTTGACCTCGCCGCGCAGCTCCGTTCCATCTCGACACACCTGGCCAGCGCCGCCAATCTCGGCGCGATCACTGCGCACCGGCTGTCTGCCCTGGCGAACACCGAACTGGAGAAGGTCGACGACGTCGACCCGATGGCGAGTGCCGCGACGCTGCAAAGCGTGGCAGTGCTGACCAAAATGGCGAACTCGTCGAGCGAGATCGCGTTGAATCTGCTCAAGGCGAACAAGGAAAAGGTCGATGAGTTGAACCGCGGCGAGACGCCCAGGGATCGGCCGCCGGTCTTCAATGTGACGTTCGGAGAACAGGAGGATGGCGCAGCCGATTGATTTGCGGTTCGCGCCGAAATTCAAACCGCTCTTTCGCCCGGCGCGCTACAAGGTTTTCTACGGTGGTCGTGGTGGCGGCAAGAGCTGGGAGATTGCCCGGGCATTGGTGCTGATTGCCAGCAGCCGAAAGGTGCGCATCCTCTGCGCCCGCGAAATTCAGAACACCATCAAGGATTCGGTCCACAAGCTACTGAAGGACCAGATCGAAGCCCTCGGGCTGACCCCGTGGTTCACGATCACCGATACCAGCATCCGCAGTAGTGTCGGTAGCGAGTTCATTTTCAAGGGGCTGCGCTATGACGTACAGGGTGTGAAGTCGACCGAGGGCGTCGATATCTGCTGGGTCGAAGAGGCACAGACAGTCAGCACTGATTCATGGGACGTGCTGATCCCGACCATCCGCAAAGAAGCGTCGGAAATCTGGATCAGCTTCAACCCGCACGAGGAAAGCGACCCGACGTATCAGCGGTTTGTGCTCAATCCGCCGGACGATGCTGTCGTCGTCGAGGTCAACTACTGCGACAACCCGTGGTTTCCCGATGTGCTCCGCAAGGAGATGGAATATTGCAAGCGGGTCGATTACGAGGCCTACGAGCACATCTGGCTGGGGAAGCCAAAGAAGATCACCGCTGCGGTCATTTTCTCTGGCAAATACGAGGTGCGCGCGTTCAACGATGAGCTGTGGCTGCAAGCGGACCGTTTGTTCTTCGGCGCGGACTTCGGCTTTGCACAAGACCCGTCGACGCTGCTGCGCTCGTTCATCGTCGACAAGACGCTGTACATCGAGCACGAGGCCTACGGCGTTGGTGTCGAAATCGACGAGATGCCCGAGCTATACGACAGCGTGCCCGGCGCGCGCGACTGGCCGATCAAGGCCGACAACAGCCGGCCGGAGACGATCAGCTATCTGCGCCGGCAGGGCTTCAACATCGATGCCGCGGACAAGTGGCCAGGCAGCGTCGAGGATGGCATCGCGCATCTGCGCGGCTTCGAAAAGATTGTGATCCACGAGCGCTGCAAGCACACCGCCGACGAAGCGCGGCTTTACAGCTACAAGGTCGACAGAATCACCAAGGACGTGCTCCCGGTGATCGTCGACAAACACAATCACTGCTGGGACGGTATCCGCTACAGCCTCGATGGGTACATCCAGGCGCGCGGCGGTCTCGGCGTCTGGTCAAGGCTCGCTGGATGACACGCAAACATGAACTGCGCAAAGCGGCACGGGCGGTGCAGCAGCAGACCGCTACCGCATTGCAGACGCAGCACGTCGCACGCAAGAGCTTCGCCACTGGAGACAGCTTCCAGAATTTCGCCGCTCGCGTCGGCCTGGGCACGGCCAATCAGAATGCCGGGAGCCATTACGGGTTTGATTTCGTCAGTCGCAACCGCATCCAGATGGAGGCGGTGTACCGGTCGAGCTGGATTGCCGGCCAAGCCGTCGACGTCGTTGCGCAGGACATGACCCGCGCCGGCATCGAGATGCAATCCGATCTGCCGCCGGGCGACATTGAGAAAATCGAGAAGGCGCTGAACCGCCTCCGCATCTGGGATGCGCTTTGCGACAACGTGAAGTGGTCGCGGCTCTACGGCGGTTCCGTCGCGGTGCTGATGATCGATGGTCAGAACGTCTCGACACCGCTGCGGCTCGACACCATCGGCAAAGGCCAGTTCAAGGGCCTGCTGGTGCTCGATCGCTGGCTGGTTCAGCCGTCGCTGGAAAACCTGATCACCGAGTTTGGCCCGGATATGGGCAAGCCGAAGTTCTACACCGTGGTGGCTGATGCGCAGGCGCTGGTGAACATGAAGATCCATCACAGCCGGGTGATCCGACTGGATGGCGTCGAGTTGCCGTACTGGCAGCGCATCGCCGAGAACGGTTGGGGGCAGTCGGTGCTGGAGCGCTTGTGGGATCGCTTGCTGGCGTTCGACAGCACGACCGAGGGCGCCGCACAACTGGTCTACAAGGCCCATCTGCGGACGTACAAGGTCGAAAAGCTACGCGATCTGATTGCCACCGGAGGGAGGGCATTCGAGGCGCTGGTGAAGCAGATAGAACTGGTCAGGCAATTCCAGAGCAACGAGGGGTTGACCCTCATGGATGCATCCGACGCATTCGAGACGCATCAATACTCGTTCACCGGCCTGTCCGATGTGCTCCTGCAATTCGGGCAGCAACTATCCGGAGCGTTGCAGATCCCGCTGGTGCGTCTGTTTGGTCAGTCGCCCGCCGGGCTGAACAGCTCTGGCGACAGCGATTTGCGGACCTACTACGACAACATCGCCGCGCAGCAGGACAGCGCACTTCGCCCTGGTGTCGAGTTGGTATTGGAGGCGCTGTCGCGCTCGGTGCTGGGCCAGCCGTTGCCGGACGACTTCGCTTTCGAGTTCCGTCCGCTGTGGCAGATGACCGACGAGCAGAAGGCAACTGTTGCGAAATCGGTGACCGATGCGGTTGCGGAAGCCTACGACGCACAGATCATCGACCGGGCCAGCGCGCTGAAGGAGTTGCGGCAGTCGAGCCACGTCACCGGCATCTGGTCGAACATCACCGACCAGGACATCACCGATGCGGAGAACGACCCGGTTCCGGCCGGTGAGAACGATCTGCCGGATGTCACGGAGCTGCTGAATGGCAACCAGAACGATCGACCGCGTGAAGCGGCAGCGGAATCCGGTCAAGACCAGCCGGGCAGAACGGCAGTACGCCAGCAGGCTGCGTAGGATTGCCCAGAGTGTCGGCGCGATCATCGACGGATTTCCCGCTGGTGATCCTGCCAGCGTGCCGCCCATCGAAGCGATGCTGCGGCGGTATGCCGAAGCGTTGACGGATTGGGCCACCGCGACGGCCTCGCAAATGATTGCCGAGGTCAATGCCAGCGATCGGCGTGCGTGGATGCAGATGTCGCAGGACATGTCGACAGCGCTGCGACGTGAGATACAGACCGCGCCGACCGGCGAGGCAATGCGCGGACTGCTGGCCGAGCAGGTGACGCTGATCAAGAGCATTCCGCTCGAAGCTGCGCAGCGTGTGCACGACCTCACGCTCAAGGGCATTGAAGATGCATCGAGGGCCAGGGAGATCGCGTCGGAAATCCAACGCTCGGGCGAGGTGGCAGAAAGCCGGGCGATGCTCATTGCCCGGACGGAAGTTTCCCGAACGGCCTCGACGCTGACCCAGGCGCGTGCCGAGTCGATCGGTAGCGACGGGTACATCTGGCGCACTGCCGGAGATGGTGACGTGCGCCAGTCGCACAAGGATATGCGGGGCAAGTTCGTGCCATGGAGCACCCCGCCAACGCTGGATGGGCTCACTGGGCACGCGGGATGCCTGCCGAATTGCCGCTGTTACCCAGAACCCGTCATTCCCGAGTAACCGACCCGCCCCATGGCGGGTTTTTTCATTGGAGAGTGCCATGGCGCAGACGCGGATCGTCCGCGATGCCTCGGGCAAGTTGCGCTTCTACGCCACCGAGCAACTCGGGCCGAAACAGAGTGCGACGCCGGAGGGATTTCTGATCTGTCACGACGTGGCGATCGCACGGACCGGTGTTCAGCGCTACCTCGCTGACGAAGTGCCCATCGACGCTGGCCCCGGCGGCCAGGTCGAAATCCGCCGCGAGCCGGACGATGTTTTTCGCCCCGAAACGCTGGCGAGTTTCGAAGGCAAGCCGGTGACCGTCGACCACCCGGAAGACCTGGTCAATCCGGACAACTGGAAGGAACTGGCTGCCGGCTTGACGCAAAACGTCCGCCGCGGAGACGGGCTGGACCAGGACCTGGTGTTTGCAGACCTGCTGATCATGGATCGGCAGGCCATCGAGGCAGTACGCGCGGGACTGCGTGAAGTCTCATGCGGCTATGAGGCCGATTACGAGCAGTTGTCACCCGGTATCGGGTACCAGCGAAACATCGTCGGCAATCATGTCGCACTGGTAGAGCGTGGCCGCGCAGGCGCGCGTTGTGCAATTCAAGACAAGGACCCCACACCGATGAGCAAGAAACTCAGTTGGGCGGATCGGCTGCGCCGGGCATTCATGGCCCGCGACGCCGAGGCCGCCGAAGAAGTCGCCAAGGAAATTGAGGCCAAGGACGCCGATGTTGAAGAGGAGGAAGGCAAGGCCAAGACCTCTGATGCGCTGGCCAAGATCCTCGATCGCCTCAACACCATGGACGCGGACATCAAGGCGCTCAAGGCTGGCAAAGCCAATGACGCCAACGACGATCCGGACAAGAAGGAAACCACCGACGACGACCTGGAAGACGATCCGGCCATGACCGAGGACACCATCCTCGAAGCTGAGCCGGCCAGCAAGGCGGACACCGGCGAGACCTACACCGGTGATTCCTATCGCGATGCGGTAAGCCGCGCCGAGATTCTGGCGCCCGGCATCCGCATCGCAACCACCGATGCCGCTCGCAGCAAGCAGGGTGTGGCACTGATCCAGCGCGCTGCATTGCGCAAGGCGCTGGCCGGTGACCACGCTGCCAGGCTCAAGCCGTTGCTGCATGGCCGGGCGCTCGACAGCCTGTCCCGCGATGCACTGCATACGGTGTTTGTCGGTGCCGCCGAACTGGTGCGCAACCTGAACAACGCCGGCGGCACTCGTACCGCGACCAGTACCCGGGATTTCGGCCTTACCGTTACACCCGCGTCGATGAACCAAGCCGCCCAGCAATTCTGGGCCAATCGTAAGTAAAGGAGCTCGAACATGGGCAACGCGATTCTCTATCGCATGGACTCGGGCATCCCGGGTGACATCAGCCGCAAGTCGCAGGCGACCGTTGAACCGGTCACGCTCGACGGCACCAGCAAATTCACCGCCTACGGCCTGTTCGGCAAGATTTCCAGCGGCAAGCTGGTCCCGATCGGCGCCGGCGATGCGGCCAATGCCGTCTATGGCCTGCTGGCGCGCCCGTACCCGACCCAGGGCGCGAATGCCTCCGACCCACTGGGCACGGCGGTACCGCTGGGTACTGGCATTGGCGACTGCATGCGCCGCGGCTACATGACCGTGAAGCTGAATGCCGGCACTGCTGCGCAGGCTGGCCAGGTCTATGTCCGCGTGGCGAATGCCGCTGCCGGCAAGCCCATCGGCGGCATCGAGGCGGCGGCCGACAGTACCAACACCATCGCCATCACCGGCGCCACCTTCATGAGCGCGGCGGATGCCTCCGGCAACGTCGAGATCGCATACAACATCTAAGGGGAGCACCCATGCCTACCTATGATCGTCAAACCATCGACAGCGCTGGTGCTTTCCTGGTCGGCGAACTCGAACGCCTCGACCAGACGTTGCACATGCCGCTGGCGGCGGTGACCTGGTCGCGCGACATCATGCTGCGCGAAGACGTCTCGATTGCCGACGAAACGTCGTCGTTCACCAATTCCTCGTTCGCTGCGGCCGGCGGCCCGTCCCCGGCTGGCAAGAGCTGGATCGGCAAGGACGCCAACGCCATCGCGGGCATCGCGCTGGACATCGGCAAGACACCGAACCCGTTGACCCTGTGGGGTATGGAACTCGGCTGGTCGCTGCCGGAGCTGGCATCCGCGCAGCAATTGGGGCGCCCGGTTGACCAGCAGAAATTCGCCGGCATGAACCTCAAATTCCAGATGGACATCGACGAGCAGGTGTACATCGGCGACACCGTCATTGGTGTGACGGGGCTCGTCAACAACGCGTCGGTTTCCACGTCCAATGCGCAGACCGGTAACTGGGGTGCGGCCACGGTCGACCAGATTATGGACGACATCAACGAATTGCTGAACGCCACTTGGGCGCAAGCGGGCTATGCCGTGTGCCCTGGTGAGCTGCGCCTGCCGCCGGCCAAGTTCGGCTTGCTGGTCAGTCGCAAGGTGTCCGACGCTGGCAACATCAGCGTGCTGGAGTACATCAAGCAAAACAGCCTGTCCAACAGCATCAACGGCCGTCCGCTGAATGTGCAGCCGCTGAAATGGCTGGTGGGGCGCGGCGCCAGCAACAAGGATCGCATGGTGGCGTATACCAACGAATCCGACCGGGTGCGCTTCCCGCTGGTGCCGCTGCAACGCACGCCGCTGGAATATCGTAGCCTCTACCAACTGACGACCTATTACGGTCGCCTGGGGGTGACCGAGATCGTCTATCCGGAAACGCTCAGCTACCGCGACGGCATCTAAGGGGAACTGCCATGAAAACCATCAACGTGATCAAGGCGTTCACCTTGACCCAGGCCAATGGTGAGAAGGCCGCGTTCGAGGTCGGTGAACACGATGTCGATGACGCACTGGCTGAGCACTGGTATGTGAAGGCGCACATCGAAGATCCTGCCGCTGCCAAGGCGGCCCGGGCTTCGAAGAAGAGCCAGCATCCTGGTGGGGAAGCTCCGCCGACCGAACCCAAAGTTGATCCTGCCGACGGCCAGAAACCGCCACAACCCAACAGCTAGAGCCCAGCATGGACGCGCAACAGTTCCGCACCGATTTTCCGGAGTTCGCCAACACCAGCACCTATCCCACGGCAACGGTCGATTTCTGGCTGAGCCTGGCGGAGAAGATGTTGCCGCCTGATCGGTGGTGCGACCTCTGGGGCCATGGCTTGGAGCTGTTCACCGCCCACCATCTGGCGCTCGGTGCTGCAAATCAACGCGCGGCGGCCGTGGGCGGTATTCCCGGCCAGGTCAAAGGCCCTGCCACCAGCAAGGCAGTCGACAAAGTCAGCGCCGGCTACGACAGCGGCGCGGTGACTTTGACCGATGGCGGATTCTGGAATCTGACCACCTACGGGATCGAGTTCCTGCAACTCGCTCGTATGGTGGGGGCCGGCGGCATCCAGTTGTGAGGGGCAACCATGGCGACGGTGAAGATCACCATCGACGACGTCGGCAAAGTGCTGGGCGCCATCGGTGAGCTTGCAGCAAAGCAGGTCCTGGTTGGTATCCCATCCAGCACTGCCGGGCGCGACGACGATGGCCCCATCAACAATGCCGAGATTGGTTACGTGCAGGAGCATGGCTCACCGGCGAACAACGTGCCGGCGCGACCGTTCCTGGTACCGGGCGTGAAAGATGAGATGGAGCCAATCAGCCGCCAGTTGAAGCGCGCCAGTCAATCCGCACTCGACGGGGACAAGACGAAGAGCGAGATGGCATTGAAGACAGCGGGGCTCCTCGGCGAGCGCGGCGCGCGCGGCAAGATTTCCTCCAACATCGCGCCCGCGCTGAAACCGTCGACGATTGCCAATCGCTACCGGGCCAGGAAAACCGCCGCCAGGCGCGCAGGTGAAGAGGCCTATTCCTCGATGGTCGCTGCCGGCGCCCAGGCGGCAGGCATGAGCCTGTCCGAGATCCAGGACGCGGCCGGCATCGTTTCGCTGGTCAATACCGGCCAGCTCCGCAATGCGCTGACCTACGTGATTCGAAAAAAGGGCGATTGAAATGGCCGATCTCGATGTAACGGAAATCCTGTTTGACCCGGATTTCATGGATACCGGCCTAGTCTGCCAGCGCGCTACCCAGGTGGTCGGCGACGACGGCATGGCCGTTAACACGACCTCCAGCACGCCATTCGCGGGTGTCGTCACCAGTGATGCTGGCGACGTCTTGGAGCGCATTGCCAGCGGCGAGCGAGTGAAAGGGTCGATCACCATCCACACCGTATTCCCACTCAGTGATGGGGATGCCGGCCAGACTGCCGACGTCGTCACGTGGCGTGGCCGAAACTACACGGTTACCAACGTCAACGACTACCTGCATTTCGGCGCCGGTTTCGTCTGCGCTACCTGCGAGCCGATTCCTCTGGCTGGATAAATCATGGGCAACACCTCTGCAACCGGCGGGTATCTGACGCCGGAGGCCTCGCCATTGCCGCCGCAAGGCGATGACCTGGACGCCATCCTGCAACGCGCGGTGGTGGGTATGACCGGATTGCCGGGCGCGATGGTGCGGCCCCGATGGCAACCCGGCAATCCCAAGCAGCCGGAAGCGGGCGTCGACTGGTGCGCGATCGGCGTCGGCATGATCCAGCCCGACGACAACTCGGCAATGGTTCATGTGGGCATCGAGGATGGCCACGACATTTACCTGCGGCACGAAGAAATCCAGCTGCAGTGCTCGTTCTACGGGCCGAACAGCATGCGCTACGCGGCGTTGCTGCGCGATGGTATTTACATCCCCCAGAACAGTGAACCTCTGCTGCCGGAGAGCATGGCTTTCGTACGCTCGACCGAGCTACGGGCCGCACCGGACCTCATCAACAACCAGTGGATCAAGCGCTACGACCTGGATATCTGGCTGCGACGCCAGATCCGGCGACGCTATCCCATCCTCAACATCCTGTCGGCACCGCTGAATCTTCAGCCCGACTGAACCTCCCGCTCGGAGAATGCAATGACCCAGGGTCTCGCCGTTTCGGACGTCGTAAACGTCCAGATCGTCATGTCGCCGCGTGCCGCTGCGACCCGCAATTTCGGCGCGCTGCTGGTGCTGGGCTCGTCGCCGGTGATCGATACCACCGAGCGGCTGCGGCAGTACAGCAGCCTGGATGGCGTGGTGAGTGATTTCGGCACCGCTGCCCCGGAGTACGCAGCGGCCAATCTATTTTTCAGCCAGTCGCCGCAGCCGGCGATCCTCTACCTGGGGCGCTGGGCCAAGACGGCGACCTCCGCCGTGCTGCATGGCGCAGTCCTGTCCGCCGCGCAGCAGGACATCGCCAATTTCACGGCGGTGACCGCTGGCGGGATGAAGATCGACATCGATGGCACCACCAAGTCGCTTTCTGCCATTGATCTGTCTGCCGTGACCAACCTTAATGGTGTCGCTTCGGCCGTATCCGCCAAACTCGGCGCCGCCGGCACGTGCGTGTGGGACGCCACCAGCAAGCGCTTCAGCATCACCTGCGCGACCACCGGCGTCACCTCGACCATCGGCTACGCCACGGCGCCGACGTCAGGAACGGACATCTCCGCGCTGCTGGGGCTGCAATCCGGTCAGGCATCATCCCCGGTCAACGGCGTGGCAGCGGAATCGCTGGTGGATGCCGTTGCGACCCTCGCCGGCATGTCGAATGACTGGTATGGCCTGTTGGTGGCTGATGCCACGCTGGCCGAAGCCGATGTGCTGGCCGTCGCCGCATTCATCGAGGGAACCGGGCAAAGCCGGATCTTCGGCTACACCACGCAGAACAGCCTCGCGCTCGATCCGGCCACCACAACCGACATCGCCAGCAAGCTCAAGGATTTCAACTACAAGCGCACCTTCACCCAGTTCTCCGGCTCGTCGCCGTATGCCGGCGCATCGCTGTTCGGACGCGCATTCACGGTCAACTTCCAGGGCAACAACACGACCATCACGCTCAAGTTCAAGCAAGAGCCCGGGGTGATGGCCGAGAACCTGACCGAGAGCCAGGCGGCCACGCTGCGCGACAAGCATTGCAATGTCTTCGTTGCGTACAACAACGACACCGCCATCATCCAGGAAGGGGTGATGTGCAACGGGTATTTCTTCGACGAAGTGCACGGTACCGACTGGTTGCAGAACGAATTGCAGACCGCCGTCTACAACCTGCTCTACACCAGCCAGACCAAGATCCCACAGACCGACGCCGGCATCGCCCAGATCCTCACGACGCTGGAATCGCGCCTGGATCAGTCCGTCGCGAATGGCCTGGTGGCGCCAGGGCAGTGGAACGGCCCGGCGTTCGGCGCGCTGCAAACCGGACAGTTCCTGTCGAAGGGCTACTACCTCTATGCGCCGCCCATTGCAACGCAATCCCAGGCGGATCGCGAGGCCCGCAAGGCGCCGGTGATCCAGATCGCCATCAAACTGGCCGGCGCCGTCCATTTCGTGGACGTGATCGTCAACGTCAACCGTTAACCAGGGGCACGACATGTCCGCATATTCGTTTCTCAACGTCACCTGCACGCTGATTGGCCCGGGTGGCGTCATCGATCTGGGTGCCGGTGCGGCCAGCTCGGAAGAGGGCATCACCGTCACCGCGACCGGGGACAAAAACCAGATGACCGTCGGCGCGGATGGCCAGGTGATGCACTCGCTGCGCGCCGACAAGTCGGGTGTGGTGACCGTCCGCTTGCTCAAGACTTCGCCGAAGAACGCCCAACTGATGGCGCTCTACGATGCCCAGGCGGCCACCTCGGCGCTCTGGGGGCAGAACGTCATCACCGTGACCAATCCGGTCGCCGGGGACAGCACGGCATGCCGCGCCTGCGCCTTCAAGAAGACGCCGGACCTCAACTACAAGACGGCCGCCGACACCGTCGAATGGACGTTCGACGCTGGCTTCATCGACAAAGTGCTGGGGACCTACTGATGGCCGAGTTCGAGATCAACGGAAAACAGTACCGGTCCGGCAAGCTGGATGCGCTCAAGCAATTCCACGTCTCCCGCCGCGTCGCGCCGATTCTGCCGACGCTGCTGCCTATTTTCCTCAAGCTGGCCGAAACGCATCGTGCGTCCGGCAGCGCGCCCGCGGCGTCGGCGATCGAGATCGTCGCCGAACTGGCCGGACCGTTCGCAGATGGCCTGGCGGCCATGTCCGACCAGGACGCGGATTACATCATCGGCACGTGCCTGTCGGTGGTGAGCCGGCAGCAGGGCAGCGCCTGGTCGCCGGTGTGGAGTGGTGCGCAGAATGCCATGATGTTCGACGACATGGACCTGGGCGTAATGCTGCCGGTGGTAGTCCACGTGATCCGGGACAACCTCGGAAATTTTATTCAAGGGCTGCTTACGAGCCAACTGAGCAGCGCCACGGCGGAGGCGTAGCAGGGCCGCGGCTGCCAGGCAGCGAAGAGTGGCTGTTGCTGCCGGTCACGCGCGGCCTGTGCCGCTTCGAGTCGTTGAAGGACGGCACCGTAGACCTCGCCGATATCGCCCTGATGCACGACATGCTGGCCCTGGAGGCCGACTACCAGGCCATCGCGCGCCGGGAAGAGGAAAAGAACCGTGGCTGACCAATCCATCATCAAGGAATTCCTGGTCGCGCTGGGGTTCCAGGTCGATGAGAAGTCGCTGAAGCGGTTCACCGGCGGTATTGAAGACGCGACCAAGAACGTCACCAAATTGGTGACCGTGATCACCGGTGCGGCGCTTACTGTCAGCGCTGGCGTAGCAGCATTTGCCTCCAACCTGGAATCGCTCTATTTCGCCTCGCAGCGGGTCGGCGCCAGCGCGACCAATATCAAGGCGATGGAGTATGCCGCCCGGAACCTGGGCGTCTCTTCGGATGAAGCGCGTGGCTCACTGGAAGGGCTGGCGCGCTTCATGCGTAACAACCCGGCCGGTGAGAGCTACCTGCAAAGCCTTGGCGTGCAGACCCGCGACGTCAACGGCAAGTTGCGTGACACCAGCGATCTGATGATCGATCTGGGGCGGCAGTTCGCCAAAATGCCGCAGTATCTGGCCAACCAGTACGGACCCATCCTCGGCATCAGCGAGAACATGATTCTCGCGCTGCGTAATGGCGAGTTCGCGCGCTACATGGAGGACTTCCGCAAGAAGGCCGCCACCAGTGGCATGGACAAAGCTGCGGCGGATGCACACCAGTACATGGTCAAGCTGCGTGCCCTGGGTGCGCAGTTCGAGCAACTTGGAATAAAGGTAGAGGGGGCACTGCTGGCCAAGGCCGGCCCGGGCATGGATCGGTTTGCCGCCTGGTTCGAGAAAAATGGCGACATGATCGCCGACCGCATCGCCGAAGTGCTGGCGTTGCTGCTGCGCCTGCTGGAAGAGGGCGCGCCGATCCTGCTCCAGTTGCTGGACTGGTTTGTCAAACTGGACAAGGCCACCGATGGCTGGTCCACCAAGATCTTGCTGCTGGTTGGTGCATTCATGATGCTGGGGGGGCCGAAAATCATCTCCGGTCTGGCTGGATTGGCTGCCAGCCTCATGGGCATCAGCACTGCCGCCGGCTCCGCCGCCACGACCGGCGGTGCACTGCTCGGCGTGCTCGGCCGTCTGGGATTGATAGGCGCTGCCGGCGCGGCCGGATATTGGGTCGGATCCAAGATCAATGAAGTGATCGACAGCAAGGTCAAGGAAGCCACCGGCGGCAAGGAAACGTCGCTGGGTGGCTGGCTGTACAGCGCGCTCCATCGTGAAGAGCTAGAGGAACTGAACAAGCCGATCGAGCGCAAGCCCAAGACGTCGCCTGCCAAGTCCGCACCTGCTGCCGGTGCAGGAGCGGCGAATGCGACGCCGCCAGCCTGGAATGACTTGGCAAATTCCGCCTTCGGCACACTGATTGCCAAGGGAGAGGGGGACTACAACAGCGTCAACCGCGGCAAGAGTGGAGGTTACCGATCCGGTACCGAAGACCTGGAGCGAATGACGCTCGCCCAGGTGATGCAGGCGCAAAAGGAAGGCAAATTCAATGCGGCAGGACGTTACCAGGTTATCGGATCGACCCTGGCCGAAGCAGTGAAAACCATGAAGCTTCAGGGGGGCGAAAAATTCGACCGCTCCCTACAGGACCGCATTTTTAGCGAATACCTGGTAGGTCATAAGCGTCGGGCCATTGCCGACTATCTTTCGGGCAAATCGGAGAATTTGGAGGCCGCTATTCGGGCTGCGGCAATGGAATGGGCCAGCGTTGCTGACCCACATACAGGGAAGAGCTACTACGACGGCATGGCGAACAACAGGGCATCCATTTCGGCGGATCAAATGGCGCAGGCTCTGAAAAACTCCCGCAGCGTAGGCAACCCCATGTATCCAGCGTCGACCGTAGCGCCTCGTGGTAACACCGCCGTGCAGATTGCCCAGGAAACCAAGATTTACGTCCAGGGCGGCAATCCCGCTGAAACTGGGCGCCAGGTCGCGGCTGCACAGACGGGCGTCAACGAGGACATGGCCCGCAACTTCCAGGGAGTCATCATGTAATGGCCTTCGACTTCTCCGGCTTGATCACCTTCACCCCGCAACGGGCCATCGGACCGATCTCCGCCTACGTCACGATGGAGGAGGTCGGTACCGACGACTTGCAGATCACCGAGCACCCGGTTGAGCTGGGCGCGAGCGTCACCGATCACGCATTCAAGCGGCCGGCCGAAATCCTGATCCGGTGCGGATGGAGCAATGCCAGTCTCGGCGGCATCGCAGCCATCCTCAACGGCGATGCCTCGACGATATTTGGCGGTGGCGGCGTGCTGTTCGGCTCCGACTATGTATCGAAAATCTACGCGCAGTTGCTGGCGCTTCAGGCGTCGCGCCAACTATTCGACGTGACCACCGGCAAACGCTTGTACCGCAACATGCTGATGCAGAGCCTGTCACAAACGACCGACGACAAATCAGAAAACACGCTGCTGGTGACGGTCCGCTGCCGCGAAGTGATCATCGTCCAGACCCAGGTCACCACGTTGCCACCCCGCGAGGATCAGGCCAGCCCGGCCGCAACTGCGGAAACGGTGAATGGCGGCATCAAGCAGCCGGCGCCGGCCGTGCCGTCTCCGGGCGGCAGCGCGCCACCATCGAGTTGGACCAACTGATGAACATCTACGAAATCCCGCTCACGCCTGATCCGCAGCGGTTTACGGTGACGCTCTCCGGCGTCGACTACCGCATGACGGTCCAGTACCGCGACGCGGTCAACGGCGGCTGGGTGCTCGACATCGGCGATGCCAACGACGAGCCCATCGTAAACGGAATTCCGATGGTCACCGGCGTCAACCTGCTGGAGCAGTACGGTTACCTGGGTTTCACTGGCGGGCTGTGGGTGCAGACGACCGACGATCCGGATGCGGTGCCGACGTTTGAGAACCTTGGCATCGGAGCGCATGTCTATTGGGTAACGAGCTGAAAATGCAGTGGGTTTTGACCTGTCTGGGTTGAGTTGCTACAGTCAGTGGACTCAAGGACTGAGACGATGAACAAGAGCGGATCGAAGGACTTTCACAAGCTGATTGAGGCACTGGGTAAGAGCGGCAAGCAATTCCAGTCCGCTGCGGATGAGTTCGCCCAAGAAATGGCTGAGCGGAGAAAGGCTTTCGAAGAAAAGCAACGCAACATTGAAGAGTCGATACGAGATGGGGCAAAACTCACCAAGCACAGAATTTCTCTTTGATTTCGTATATTTGGATCGCGACAAATTGTCGTCATATTCAGCACAGTTATTTGCTGATGGTGTCTTGACCGGAACTAAGTCCAGTCATCAATCCAGCGAACACAGTGGATCAAAGTTTGATGCGGGTATCAAAGGACTTTTAAGCGCTGGTGGGTCAGATGGCGAATCTATTGCTACGTCATTGGAGCGGCATTTTGACGCTTCATGGACGCTGCCGCTAAATGTAATCAATGCACTTGATGAGAGGGGTATGATTCATCGAGAGTTGTCAACAGCTCGATTTGGCAACTTGGTTATGGTGAAGGGTAGAATTCAATTTGTAGACCTTAGAATGGTCCAAGGTATATGGGGGCCAATCATGGAGTTGAGTGTTGGGAGTCAAAAGAACGCTATGACCTCCGCGCAACGCCGAAAACAATCTGAAGGCGTAAAGACATCTGGTGCTTTGGTTCAAATATTGTCGAAATTGCCACATGCTCTGCAAATGAGAATGTATGGTTTTGGTAACCAGATTTGGGCCTCATTGAAGCACGAATCGATGATTGTCAATCCAGAGGACTTTGCTTTTAAGCACGGGGATAGAATTCCTGGTGAGTGGGTGTGTTTGGGTTTGCTCGATGCCGTACCTGATGCGGACGATGACGATATCCAACCCATAGGATTTGGCGATATTGAAGAGGCAATGCTCAATGTCTTGAATGTGCTTAAGGAGCAATTTGGTAGAAGGCCCTCCGATTACGGTGTGACACCAATTGCTATATTCAGAAAGGTTGACCCGGCGTAATACCCTATCCAAAAGATAACCCCACACGAAAGCCCGCATTCGCGGGCTTTTTGCATGTGATGGGTGTGGGTTATTCATCTTCCGTAGGCAAGAAGTCATAATGGACGGTTGCCATGATTTTTGCCGGATTGCCAGCTGCGATCGCTTGACGCACCGCGCTCCGCACGACGTTTTCAATCGCACCGATACGATATTCAATGGTAGGCCAGTAAACATAGAAGTCTGTCCACCCACCGTCATCCACTGAAATGGATGCATGAATGATGGAAGGGCTGCCCTCATTGCCCAAATCAATGTCGAGGCGTGTGCAAAGATCTTTGTAAAGTTGTTTGGCATGTGTGCGTGTCGTCTCCACGACAAGTAATCCGTGGTTTTTCAACTCATCGGCAGCGCTGTCGATGTCCGACATGCCGTAATAGACCGGTACTTGCATTTTCTGTCCTGAATAGTAATTGACGCTATTCAATATGGTTGATTCTTACCCATGTTGCAGTGCGAAGCCCCGCCCAAGCGGGGCTTTTTCATTTGGAGCCTATCCGCGTGTCCGTCCCCCAATACCTCCGCAAAGTCTCCCTGAAAATCGGCAACGACGACCAGGCGCTGGATCTGAGCGATCTGCACTTCCGCTTCGTGATCCGCCGGGGTGATATTCAAACCCCGAACACGGCTGACATCATCGTTTACAACGTGTCGGATAACACTGCGCAATCGGTGCAGAAGGAATACACGCGCGTCGTGCTCCAGGCCGGCTACGACGGCAGCTTCGGGGTGATCTTCGACGGGACCATCAAGCAAGTGCGGCGCGGCCGGGAATCACCGACCGACACCTACCTGGCGATCACCGCTGCCGACGGCGACAGCGCGTATAACTTTGCCACCTTGAACGTGACGCTTGCCGCGGGTTCTACCGCGAAGGATCGGCTCGATGAGATGGAAAAGGTGCTGGGGCCGCATGGTGTGTCGATTGGCTACACGCCGACACTGGACGATAGCAAGCTACCGCGCGGCCGGGTGTTTTTTGGGCCGGTGAAGAATTATCTGTCTTGGCTGGTGAAAAACGCAGAGGCCAAGTGGAGCATTCAGGACGGCACGGTGCAGATTTGCCCTCTGAATAGCTATGTTCCCGGAACGCCGGTGATCGTGAGTTATGCAACCGGGATGATCGGCCTTCCGGAAGAGACGATCAACGGGTTGAACATGAAGATGCTGCTTAACCCGAACGTTAAAATAGGCACATTGATTCAGATCGATAATGCCAGCATTCAGCAATATAGATTCGGGATGAGCACTTCAAACACTGTCGATAACGAAAACATTTTGCTTATGCGAGACAAGCACAATGACGGCTACTACTACGTAATGATTGCAGAGCATTATGGTGATACCCGTGGAAACGACTGGTATACCGTTGTCCGCTGCCTAGCCGTGGATGCAACATGGGGTACTGGCGACTATGTGAGCAGAGGGGTAGCTCTTGATTCTGGTGCTATCAAGAGCTATGGCTAGTTTCGTTTTACAGATTTCTTCTCTAGTTCTGAATCATCGAGTTTTATTGCCATTTTCTCTGAAATGACTTTGATGGGCATGTACTGCTGTAGATAACCCGCATTGTCCATTCTGCCATCAGAAAATATAACGATTACTCTTTTGTCTAGTGTCAGATACCAGCAGCCGTCAACGGCGCCAAAGTCCTTCATGTGCCGCAGGTTTGGTGACTCGAAGTGCCGCATGTCCTTCGCATTGACGATAGGAAGTGCGCATTTCTTATTCGTAAGCAAGAAAGGTGTTCCGGAGTAGTCGAATTGCTCTCCGGTTTTTACTCCGTAGTTTTGTGTAATAAGTGTGACAATTTCTACTGGTTTTGCTGCAAATGCACACGATGCTAATCCAGTAGAAACTGCAAATATAATCGTCTTCATAGAGAATTCCCATGCTCCAAATTGAACGACACAATAACCCCGTCGCGGATATGCTGATTGGGCTCGAATATCTGCAATCAAACCTCTGGACTGCGCTGCCCGGCTACATCATTTCCTTCAACGTGGAAGCCATGACCTGTTCCGTGCAGGTAACCATCAGCATGAAAGTGCGCGATGAGCACGGCAACGTGAGTTCGGTCGCCATCAAGCCACTCGTTGATTGTCCAGTGTACTTCCCGTCCGGCGGTGGCGCGACCCTGACCTTCCCGGTGAAGCCCGGCGACGAGTGCCTAGTGGTGTTCGCCTCGCGCTGCATCGACAGTTGGTGGCAGTCGGGCGGGGTGCAGGAGCAGGCCGATCTGCGCATGCACGACCTGAGCGACGGCTTTGCGCTGGTCGGTGTCCGCTCGCAGCCGCGCATGCTGCCTGGAATCAGCACCAGCAGCACCCAACTGCGCAGCGACAACGGCTCGGCCTACATCGACCTCAATCCGGGGAGCGGCAAGGTGCGGATCGTCGCGCCCGGCGGATTCGAAGTCGTGGCACCGGAATCGGAGTTCTCAGCGAAGGTGACCATCAAGGGCTTGTTCACGTACCTGGCCGGCATGGTCGGCTTCGGAACGGCGTTCTCGAACAGCACGCGCACCGACGAGACCCACACGCACAGTGGGGTGCAGACGGGTGGTGGGACTAGCGGCCCGGTGGTGTAGAAAACAAAAAGCCCCGCAGTTGCGGGGCTTTTTCATTTCAGGACTTCCCGATGCGATATCGAAAACTCGATGCCAATGGCGACTACTCGTTTGGCGCCGGCCAAGCCGACTTTTACCGTGACCAGCCCGAGGCGGTCGCTCAGGCCGTGCTGACCCGGCTGGAGTTGAACCAGGGGGAATGGTTCGTGGATACGAAAGAGGGCATGCCTTGGGCCACGGACGTGCTGGGCAAATACACGACGTCCAGTTACGACGCGGCGATTCAACGACGCATCCTCGGCACGCTGGGCGTGACCGAAATCACCGCATACCAGAGCGCGCTGGACAGCAACACAAGACGGCTCGTGGTCAGTGCGACCATCAGCACCCGCTACGGCGAAACCACCGTCACCAGGACCTTCTAAATGGCTTCGTCGACAGCCCCCACCATTGACGCCAACGGCATCACCGCGCCGACGTTCCCGGAAGTGCTCACGTGGCTCCAAGGGCAATATCGCTCGATCTACGGCAGCGACGTCTACCTGGAACCGGACGGCCAGGACGGACAATTTCTGGCCATCATCGCCAGGGCCATCAGTGACACCAATGCGGCGATCATCGCGGCGTACCAGTCGTATAGCCCATCAGCGGCGCAGGGCACGGCACTGTCCAGCAACGTGAAAATCAACGGCATCGCGCGGGATGCGCCGAGCGCCTCCACGGTTGACCTGGTGCTGGTCGGAGTAGCCGGAACGGTGATCACCAACGGTATTGCCGTGGACCAGAACAGCAACCGCTGGGCATTGCCAGCCAGCGTGGTCATCCCGCCTTCCGGCGAAGTCACGGCTACGGCAACGTGTACCCAGCTCGGCGCGGTCATGGCCTTGCCGAACACCATCAACAAGATCGGCACGCCGACGCTGGGATGGCAGACCGTGACCAATCCGGTGACTGCAACAGAGGGCGCGCCGGTCGAATCGGATGCAGCGCTGCGGCAACGGCAACGGGTATCTACCGCCATCCCATCGTTGACGGTGATGGAAGGCATCGTCGGGGCAGTAGCGTCGCTACCCGGAGTGCTGCGCTACGCCGGCTACGAGAACGACACCAGCGCGACTGACAGCAATGGCATCCCCTCACACTCGATCTCCCTGGTGGTGGAAGGCGGTGATGCTACCGCGATCGCTCAAGCCATCGCGCGCAAGAAGACGCCCGGCGCCGGCACCTACGGCACCACGGTGGAAACGGTGACCGATACCTACGGCCGGCCGATGCCGATCCGGTTTTTCCGGCCGACCGAGGATCACATCCAGGTGGAACTGACCATCAAGGCGCTGGCGGGATACACCACGGTCATCGGCAATGCCATCAAAGCGGCCATGGCCAATTACATCAACGACCTGACAATTGGCGGCGCTGTGCTACTGACCCGCCTTTATTTGCCAGCGAACCTCTATGGCACGGCGGAAAGCGCGACCTACGAAATCACCGTGCTCAAAATTGGCGTGAACGGCGGAGGCACTGGTACCGCCGACATCCCCATTGCGTTCAACCACGTTGCTGCCTGCCTGGTCAGCGACGTCGCTTTGACGGTGGTGACCTGAATGGCGAGCGCAGAGGATTACGTCGGCCTCATCGCCGGGGGACACAGGGGAAAGCCCAAGTTCACAGCAATGGTGGGGGTGGTGGCTGGCGCATTCGCGGACCAGAACAACGTCGCTGCCGAACTGGCGGAAGAGTTCGACCTTGATAACGCCATCGGCGCGCAGCTCGATGTCGTCGGCGAGTGGGTCGGCATTTCCAGGCGAGTGAATACGCTGCTCACTGGCGTGTACTTCAGCCTCGACACTGATGGTCTGGGCTTCGACCAAGGAGTGTGGAAAGGGCCGTTCGATCCGGATAGTGGCCTAACAGTGCTGGATGACGAAACGTATCGCCTGCTCATCCGGGCCAAGATCGGCGCCAACCACTGGGACGGGACCATGGAGGGCTCCAAGTCGATCCTGGACCTGATTTTCCAGGGCGACACCCACGTGTTCGTAGAGGACAACCAGGATATGACCATGACGGTCGGCGTCTCAGGAAAGCCGCCCTCGGCGTTGTTCCTGGCGCTACTCACCGGTGGCTACATCCCCATCAAACCCGAGGGGGTCCGCATCAATTATTACATCGTGACACCCAGCGATGGGCCGCTCTTTGGATTCGATCTCAACAACGAGTATGTCGCAGGCTTCGATACCGGAGTCTGGGGCGCTGTTTACGCATAGGGGGAGGGCTGATGCCTACCAATGATTTTCTGGTGTTTGGCGGGGATGCCGCTGCCAATGTGATGTCGCAGGCCGCATATGCTGGGCTGGCAGCGCGCACGGCTGGGTTCAGCGCCGGCACAGCGCAATCCGCTCAGCTCAACAAGGTCTGGCGGCAGGCATCGATCATGTCAGCGACATTGGCTCAGTACATCGCCGATCAAACTGGTAATGACGTTCTGGACAACGGAACGGTCTCGACGATCCTGGCCAGCCTGAAAGCAGCAACGGCGGTGACGGTGACCCCACCTCAATTCGACAACGACACGTCGGTGGCCACGACGGCGTTCGTCCAGCGGGCGCTGGGGAATTACGCCGGGAATCTCGCCCTCTCGACCAGTCAGACCCTGACCGCCGCGCACGCCGGACGGACTGTCAACGTGAGCGGCACCATTACGCTGACGCTACCCGCGTCCACCTCGGTCGGAGGTGGAGCGACCTACCAGATCAACAATGCTGGAGTTGGGGTCGTCACCGTACAGGCAGGGGGCGGTGACAGTCTGTACGCAGTTGGCAACGGCACGCCGCGCCAGCTCACGCTGGGCTCTGGCGATACGCTGACGGTGGTCTACGTCGGAGGGACGTCGTGGTATGCCTGGGGCGTCGGACAGTTGGCATTTAGTGCCGTATTCGCGTCGTCCAACCCTGGAATAACCGAGTATCAAAGATTGCCAGGTGGACTGATTGTGCAGTACGGCGCCGCGCAGGCGCTCGCGACCAACGAGACCCGAACGATTACGTTGCCAACCGCATATTTGACTGCGATGCGGTCGGTCGTATTGACGGGCGACGGGGCGCCATCGAGCGCCCGGGTGGCATCGCTGGGCCTGACCAGTTTCCAGATTCAAAACCAGGGTGCTGCGGCACAAAACGTTTACTGGGTAGCACTCGGGAGGTGACATGTTTTATTCCGCAGCAACGGGGGGCTTCTATGACCCCTCCATCCATGAGTCCATGCCAGCCGATGCGGTGGCCATCTCAGCCGCCGATCATGCCGCGCTGCTCGCCGGAAATTCCGCAGGGCTGCAAATCGTGTCCGACGAGAATGGCCAACCGATGCTGGCGCCACCATCAGCGCCATCGCTGGCCGCCCGGCGTAGCCAGGCGCTAGCCCTGCTGCCCGCCTGGGAAGCCGCCGAGCGTGCCGCCGGCATTGAGCACGCCGGCCGGCGCTGGCTGACTACCCCCGAAGCACTCCAGGACATCCGCGATGCCCTGCTCGCCGGCCTGGTGCCGGACGGGGTCTGGGTCGATGCCGCCCGCGAGGTGGTGCCGCTGTCGCTGGCCGAGCTACAGGCCCTGTGGGCCGCATGCGTGACGCGTGGCGCGGCGATCTACCAGCGCCGGCTGGTGATGGAAGTCGAGATAGAGACCATGGACGCCGAGCAACTGGCCGCGTTCGTGCCAGGCTGGCCGGCCTGATCCACTACACCCCAACTCAACCCGCCCACGTGGCGGGTTTTTTCATTTCAGGGAGTAACAAATGGCAGAACCCGTTGCGAGCACGTCAGCCTGGGCGTTGCTGGTGGGCATGCTGGGCATCACGGCGGTGTCGGGCGATCAGGCGGGCATCGTGCTGGGGGCATGGGCAGGTGCGATGGCATTCGTCACGGTGCGCACCGAGATGAGCCTGCGCGCCCGAGCCTGGCAGGGCGTGCTGTCCTGGCTACTCGGCATGATCGGCGCCAGCACCGCCGCCCGGGCCGTCGCCAAGATCACCGTGGGCGCGATCGAGCCGACCGAACCGGTCGGCGCCATCGTCGCGGCGGCACTGTCGCTGGTGCTGATCCGCAGCGCCATGAAATGGGCCGAACGAGGAGGGCAGAAGAATGCTGCTGCTGATCATTAACGCCGTGGCCTGCGCTGCCACCTGCCTGCGACTACTGACCTATCGCCGAGCCGGAGCCCGGCATCGCCCGCTATATGCCTGGCTGGCCTACGTCTTGATCGTGGCGACCGGCACCGTGGCATTGCGCACCCTGCTGGGGGTCTACCCCGCAGCGGTCGACCCTTCCGAGGTGGCGATCAACATCGTGCTGTGCATCGCCGTATTCGGCGTGCGCGGCAATGTCGCGGAACTGTTCCGCATCGGCTCCGTGGCCTGGGATGGAACGGAGCGTCGTAACAAAGGAGCGCCGCAGTGATGAACTTCGACCAAGCATTCGACCGGCTGATCGGCCACGAAGGCGGCTACGTCAATCACCCGTCCGACCCGGGCGGTGAAACCAACTGGGGCGTGACCAAGCGTGTGGCCATGGAGAACGGCTACACCGGCCCGATGAAGGCACTAAGCCGCGACCAAGCCAAGCGCATCTATCAGACCGCGTACTGGGGCAAGGCCAAGTGCGAGCGCCTGCCGGGCGCCATCGCTTTCCAGTTGTTCGACGCCGCGGTCAACCACGGCATCGCCAACGGCACGCGCTTCCTGCAACGCGCGGCGGGCGTAGCCGACGATGGGGTGATTGGCCCCAAAACGCTGGCCGCTGTCTCGTCTGCGGATATCGCCGATGTGCTGCTCGCGTTCAATGCCGAGCGGCTGGCGTTCTACACCCAGCTCTCCACGTTTTCGACCTTCGGCAAAGGCTGGGTGAATCGAGTCGCAGGCAATCTGCGGTATGCGGTGGAGGATGCGTGATGGACTGGAAACAAATCATCGGGACGGTAGCGCCGTGGCTGGGGACGGCGCTGGGCGGCCCCCTGGGCGGACTGGCGGTGTCGGCTGTGGCCGATGCGCTGGGTCTCTCTGACCGAACGGAAGACGCGATCAAGCAAGCTATCAGCGGCGCCACGCCGGAACAGATGCTGGCGATCAAATCGGCGGACCAGCAATTCGCGGCGAGGATGCAGGAGCTGGGTTTTGCCAACCAGCAGGCGCTGGCCAAGATTGCGGCGGACGACCGCGATAGTGCCAGGCGGATGGCGATTGCCGACGGTGGTCGCACGCAGCGCAACCTGGCCTATGTGATCGTCGGTGCTGCGCTGGTGTGCGGGGCAGGGATTTTGTTTGCCCAGGTACAGGCCGACTCTACCTTGGCCGGCGTGGTGATCGGCTATCTGTTCAATGAGGCAGGAGCGGCCAGCGCGTTCTTTTTCGGCGAGGCAAAGAATCGGTTCTGGGTCAAAACTGAGTGAGCCTTTGGGCGACACTTCAATGGTTTATTAGCTCCCGATGCAAACCAAATTCAAGGCAGGTATTGTTCAGATCTGTAGCGGCGGAGTAGGTATCTGCCTCTTCCCATCGAAGCTTGACCACTAGCTGATCATCTTCGAGGTGAAGCTGTTCGAAAGACCGCCCTGTAGCCAAGCTTGCCCAGTGTGAAATGGCGCGCAGGGCGTCTGTGCTGGCGCGTTGGGGGCTCATGAAGGCCATGAGTGAGTCGAGTGAATGGGTAAACCCGTAAGTTGCTTCCATCACGATACCCTTAGGCAGATGTTTTCTTACCGCATCGTATACCTCAGGGGGGGCTTGGGTGAACGAAAGCCATATCAGATTGATGTGCCGGATTTTGTGCGGCACGTAGGCGGAAACAGGTGAGGTTTATGCTCCAATAGGCGTACTACGCACGTGGCAAGATGCGCTAAGCTATTGATTAATAAGTGTTTATTCTGGATTTTCCTTGCATGGGGTGCAAGGGGTCGCGAGTTCGAATCCCGCCGCTCCGACCAGATAAAACAAGGGGTCAGCTTTTGCTGACCCCTTGTTCGTTTCCGCTGACTTTAAGTCCTTCTACATCTTACCCACAACACGCTTTTGGAAGGGCGCAGGCCGCCTCACGTCGCTTGAGGCCACTCTCGGTATATCGAGGAGGCCGTACGAGCGGCGCCAACGATGATCTGGTCGATATCATCTCCAAGCTTCCTGGTGTTGATCATGGCTTGGGTGTGCGGTGCCCTGTGCCATAGCCCGCAAATATCGCTGTGTCATGCACTCCAGCGTTGTCGTGCCATCCCCGCTGTGTAACTCCCAATAGGCAAAAAAAAAGCCCGGCCAAAGGCCGGGCAAGCGCTTCCTGATCGGTCAGAGTCAGGTGCATGGGTCAGTCTGGGCTTGCCGGCGGCACGGCCAAGTCGAGCGGCGAATCACTCGTTTGCCCCGGCTGCCACCGGCATCCGCTTCGCTGTTGCGGGAGCGTTTTATTGCAAGGTGGTCGAAATTGCGTTCGTCGTGCAGACCAGCGAGCCCGAGGGCGAGTAGATGTTCATCCAGCGCACGTAGTTGCCCACCCAGCCGCCATTCGAGAAGCCGAAGCTCGAGGGGACGCCCCCCGCGTACTGGTTGCTTGCATCCGTGACGCCGTTCTTGGTGCCGGACCAATAACCCACAGCGCCGGACGGTAGATTGCTGCCGCTGACGGTGTAGCTGTAGCTGGCATTGCGGGCGACCACGCTGGGACCGCTGAGCGAGCACGTCGGGACCGGGGCCTGATAGGTCACGGTGGCGTTGTTGGTGGTGCAGACCGTATTACCCTGGGCATCCCGGATTTGCGCGTAACGAACGTAAATACCTTGCATGCCTGCGCTGTTCACGTAGGTATTGCTGCCAGGGGCGGGGATCGACTCGGCGCCGTTTGCATCCTGGATGCCATTTTTGGTGCCATACCAATAGCCTCGGGCGCCTGTCGGCAGGTAGTTACCGGAAATGGTGAAGACCATGGAATCCCCCGAGGAGACGTTGGTCTTGGAGGCCGCCAGGCTGCAACTCACGACCGGGGCCTGGTAGGTGAGGGTGACGTTGCCGGTGGTGCAGATCGTCTGCCCTTGGGCATTGCGGATTTGTGCGTAGCGCACGTAGGTGCCCTGCATGCCGGCGCTGTTGACGAGGCTGCTGCTGCCCGGTGCCGCAATGGACTCGCTGCCGCTGGCATCCTGAGCACCGTTCTTGGTGCCGTACCAGTAAGCCCGTGCGCCGGAGGGCAAGCCGGTGCCGGCGACTGTCAAGGTGGTGGAGGCGCCGGTGGCCACGGTGGTGCTGGTGGCGGAAAGGCCGCAGGTCGGGGCGGCCGGGTAGCGTTGGTTCAGCAACGCCATGGCGGCACCCAGGTTCAACACACCGGTGCCGCAGCCGAGGGTGGCGCAACTGCTACCACTGGGGAAAGGGCGGGCGGTGGTCTTGAGGATCTCGACCGCTTCGGCCGCGCCGAGCTGCGGACGATAGGAGAACATCAGCGCCAGCGCGCCGGACACCAGGGGCGCAGCGAAGCTGGTACCTCTGAGCCCGCCACGTTCCAGCGAACCAATGGCCGCCTCGTAGGTTGCCAGGTACTGCGTGGCGCCGCTGGCGGGCTTGAAGGCGGTGGTGCTGTGGATTCCCGCCGTCGGCGCGCTGAGGGTCACGCCTTGGCCGAAGCTGGAGATATCGGTGGCCCGGTCGCCGGTGTAGGGGTTGCTGCCGCCCACCACCACGACGCCCTTGCAGTTGGCGGGCATGTATTCCTTCACATCCTGATCGAAGTAATTGCCTGCGGCCACCACCACCACGGCACCGGTCTGGTTGGCGGCGTCGATGGCATCCTGGTACTCGTCGCTGCAACCGATCTCGCCGGAGCGGTTCGGCACGGCATCATCGCCGCCCAGGCTGAGGTTGAGGATTCTCGCGGGATTGGGGTTGATGGGCAGTGCGACCCCATTGACGGTCACCGGCAGGCCGACGGCCCAGCGGATTGCCTGCGCCGCGGTGTTGGGCGCGAAGTCGCCGGCCTTGGCGACCCGGATCGGCAACAGGCGGGCGGAAGGGTTGAGCCCGGTGATGCCGGTCTGGTTGCTGGCGGCTAGGATGACCCCGGCGACCTTGGTGCCATGCCAGATCTTGTCGCTCGACAGCGACGACTGGAAGTCGGTGTCCAGGCCGCCCGCCACCGGCACGTTGCCGCTCATGACGTAGTAGCGATAGCTCTTGCCATCCGGGCCGGTCAGGAACTGATACTGCGCCGTGCCCTGATTGGCCAGGTCGTAGCCCGGAAGCACGCGGTTTTCGAATTCGGGATGCGGCAGGTAGCCCGAGTCAATGACGGCGACGGTGACCGGCTGGCCCTGGAAATGGTAATCCCATCCGGCGTAGGCATTGATCCCACCCGGCTGGCTGCCCAGGTAGAGATCCATATAGCTCAGACCGGGGTCGGTGGGTGTCAGGGCCTGTGCGGCACCGAGCACCAACGCCGTGCCGAGGGCAAGAATTCTTGCTGCAAATAGGGGTTTTGGCGACTGCAT